TTTCTCTCCCTCGCGCAGCCAGACCTCCCACACCACCACTTCGTCCTCGCCCCCGAAGGTGAGCCCCTGCCGCTGCGCCTTGCGCTGCGCCAGGTTGGCCGCGTTGCCGTCCCGGTCCATCATCCCGCGGCCGGTGATGCTCTTCACGAAGGCGGCGTCATTCCGATACCCGGGGACCCGGGCGTAGGCCTCGGGCGAATAGGACAGGACGTGCACGATGCGGTCCGCCTCCCACAAGGCGCGGGTGCAGGGCGGGACGATCAGGTGCAAAGGCTCGACCGTCACCAGGCGCAGCCGGCGCGCGTCCACGTCCCAGACCACCTTCATGCAGGGCCTCCCGAGCATCAGCATGGAGTCGATCACGTGGAGGATCTCCTCCTCCAGGTTCGACTCGTTTTTCACCATGTAATCGAACCACTGTCCGGCGACCGTCGCCAATTCCGCCGACTGGCCGTCCCCGTCCACCGTCGGCTGAAAGGTGGCCATCTGGGCGGTGCTGAAAAGCTGCTGGAAGTAGTAACTTTTCAGTTGCTCCACGATGGTGTCCACCAGGGGCCAGTTGATGTCGCTGGCGTTGGGGAACGGCAGGAAGGTGCGCCGCAAGCCCCGGTAGCGGGCGCGGTACAGGTCGCCCTGGCGGGTCTCCCAGCGGGAGCGGTTCACCAGGTCCGAGTCCACCGCGGCCAGAAGTTCGGGGCGGGTCACGCCCGGAATGGTTGCCTAGGAGCGGTCAGCCAAGGCAACGGCCGGGCCATGATTCCGTTAGGGTAAGGCGTAGATTGGGCTGCGCCGGGCGTGCGACCGCGGGTCCTGCATTTGCCGGCTCCGGCCGGTGTCGCGCACGAGGCGGCTCTTCGACAGACCAGAAAAGAAGGCTCCCCAAGCATTGGCGTGGTGGGGCCGCGGAAGACCATTCGCGAGGGCCCAAGAGCGGAAGTCCTCCGCAATGAACTCGTGACCGGGCCCGTTTTGGTCACGCCACCGACAGAAGAGGAGCCGCGCCACCTCGGGCCAGGCCTCGCCGTTGGCCCTCACCCGCTCCATGCCTTCGTCCCGTAGCAACCGCCCGCGCGCGAGCCGCGCCTGGGCGGCCGCCTCGAAGAGGTCCATCTGGCTGGCCACCGGGCCGGCCTGGGGCCGGAGACCGACACGCAAGCGATGGGTCGGCTTCATTCCGTCAGGCTGGGGCATCGTTACACCCCGCACATCCCCTGGCCGTACCTGACCGCTTTGGTCTTCCCCGGAACCGGGGAACCGTGAGCATGTTCCGGGCGAAGAGGCCGCGCAGGATGAACCCCGCGGCCTGCCAGTTCCCGCGCGCGATGTGCTTGCACGCGGAGGCACTGAGAAGATGGAAGCGGTAAACCGTCCAGAGCCAGAGGTGCCGCGAGGTCAAGAAGAAGAGCTTGATGGCCATGGGCGTCAACCTAACTGGTACTTGGTCAGAGTCATCTGAACGGGCCGCACATAGGAGTTCGGGGGGATCGCCTGAAGACACGCCGCCGACCACTGAACGGCCATAGCCGCCGCAATTCCGGGGTAGGTTCTCGCGCGGTCCGCCGCCCGTGTCGCCGAGGGTCCGAGCCTGTTCTGGCCGGAGGCAGTCGTGTTCATCCAGCGCCCGCCCGCGGGCCTGGACAGGATTTTCGTTGGAATCAGGCGCGGCAGTCCCTTCAGCCAGAAGCAGGTGGCTTTCGACTCCGGCGTTCCGAATTGCCAGGGCTGCACGATTTGGTCCGGCTGACAAATGCGCGTCGAGATGACTCCGACTGGATTCTCGACGGCGATGCGTGGAATGGGCGCGAACATCAGACTGCGGACGAAGTCCAAGGCCTCTTCCGTATGCCTCGGATCGCGCAAACCGCGGATGGTCCAGTGCATTCCCGACGCACAGAGATAAGTGCACGGCGGGTGCGCGATCATCATGTCCCAGCCGCCGTTCAGGAAGTCCCGGACATCGCCATGGAGGTGCGGCCCCGGTGTTTCGGTCGGCAGGATGTCGCAGGACCATGCGTCGCAGCCGCGCGCGAGGAAGGCGTCCCGGACCGTCCCGGAAAACTCACAAGCAACGAGGACTTTCATCCGGTGTGAATCCCTTCCAGTCCCTGCTCCTGCACTTCCCGGAATGCCTCCACCATGTCCTCCCACACCTGCCCGCCGGGGCCGGTGCCGGCCTCGTGGGCAATCGGCATGGCGTGGGTCAGGGCCAGCCCATCGCCGGAATCCGGGCTCGGCAGTCCCCGCTTCCTCATGTCCTCCTTGCTCTCCAGTTTGAGCCGGCCCTCGGAGTCGTAAGTGAACTTCGGTCCGACCAGGTCGCCGGCCAGAATATCGTCGTCGGGCAGACGGGCGCCGGCCAGCCAGTCCCGCAGGTTGCTCCACATTTCCGCGCGCCGGTTGAGGAACCGATCCGGCCGGTTGGCGGTCTCCCCGAAATTGATGGAGGTCACCACCTCCCCGTAACCCAGTTCGAGGAGCCGGTCGTAAAGCCCCGCGCCCAGTCCGCCCACGTCGATGAAAACCCGCAGGGGTCGCTCCTCCCGGATCAGGATGGAGATGCGCCCCGCCTGGTGCATCAGGTCTCGCTTGCGCAGGCGTTCGACCGGACGGCACTCGCGCCCGACCCGCCGCACGATGCAGGTGGAGTCCTTCCCATACCGGGCCGGGTCCACGCCCACCACGAGGCCGGAGAGTTGCTTTTCTATCTTGCGGCCGCGCGCGGCCAGGACCAGCACGGGCGGGATGAAGGGCTCATGCCCAACGGCCACGAACGCCTCGGACGCCGTCGCGGGGTATTCCTGGCAGAAGCGAGCCGTGTCCCCGGTGAAGTCGTCCAGGATCTTGTGCCGGCGCCAGGCCAACTGCGCCAGAGTGAGCCCGTAAGCCTGCCGGTAAAACTCCTCTTCGGCACTCCACTCTTCCGCGCCGGTGGGAGTGCGTTGGTACTCCGGCTGCCAGAACCAGGGCACGAAAATGGCGCGGTAATCGCTCTCCTTGCGTTCCGCCGACTGCCATGCGCGGTGGAAGAAGTTGCCGACCCCGTTGGCCGTGCTTTCCAGGATGATCTCCGACCCGGGCAGGTCCGGGATCACCTGGGCAAGCCCACTCATGTGGTCGTCCGCGTTGGGCCAGAAGGCGACCTCGGACCCGTGGAAACACTGCGCGGTGCTCGACCGGCCCGTTCCGACCGCCCCGGCGGTGGCCACGCGGTATTCGCTTTCGAGGCCCTCGAAGAGAAGCTCCCGCTCGTTGCAGGCGCCCAACTCCGGGCGGAGCCCCTGCTGGTGGCGGTGGAACCGTTGGGCGATGGCAAAGAGGTGTTCGCTCGCGTCCTTTCGGTGGGTGAGGATGTAGGCGCGAATGCCGCGCCGCAGGCTGGTGCGCCAGTAGAAGCGTGCCTGGACGTAGGTCGAAATGCCTTGCTGCCGGCCCTTGAGGACGAGGACCCGGACTTTGCCGGTGCCATTGAGCTGCTCCTGAATCGCCTCGTGAACGTGGAGTTGGGCCCGGTTGAAGGCCAGGGGCTCAAGCTCTCCGGTCTTGCTTAAGATGAAGAGTAGCTTCGAGGCGAAGAGCGGCAGGTCATTGCGCAGCCGCGCGAGGTAGGCCAGGGCCGCGGGCCGGGAGTCGGGATTCATGGCGGCTTGGGCTTCCAGAACTGGCAGGCCGGCGACCCCGCAAGAATGTCGGTGCCAGGCCCGTGGGTCCAGACGCGCTCCAAAAGCCCGCATTTGCGGTAGCGTCCCAGCCGGTGCCGGTAGAATTCGCAAGTGCGGCAGGTCTCGCCCTTGGGGCCGCGGCCGGGGTTGCCGGCGTACCCCCGGAGCTTGCCGGTCGTGCGCTCCGGCGGGATCGGGTTGCCCCAGAGGTCGGCGCTGGTAGTCCCGTCGGTGTCACTCATCGGGAGAGGTCGTGGCATCGTAGATAACTTCCCCATCGCCAATTTGGGTTAACTCGGACTCTTCAACCTCTTCGAGCACCTTGTTGAGCATCCCCCGCAGATTGTGCGATGTGCCGTGAAAATCCGAAAACTGCCTCCAGAATGGCGTCCAACCTGGACTTGCAGCTATGACAATCACGCAAAACCCTTCCAAGCCTTCTATCTTATCGCGAAGAAGTGCGGAGGCCTCGCCAACTACAACGCCATTGATCTTGTCGTTGTCGGTCTTGGGAGCGTCGTTCATTTACATCCTTTCCTTTTTGGCGGTTCGTTTCTTGGGTCTTGGCTCGCTCGTGAAGCTGGCATTCTGAAGCCATGGCCGCGTCTCCAGGGCGAATTCCAGGTCATCGGCCATCACCCGGGCCATGTCCGCGGCAATTTCGCCCGTAGTCATTTCGTCGAACCGTTCGCCATCCCGCGCAAGTTGGTTAAGCCGGGCAGTAACGAATCGGACACTCCAGACTGCGAAGCGGTTGGTAATCCATTCGACACTTTTGCGGTGCTCACTCATACGCTTACGCTTACCTTTACTCCGCTTATCGCCTCGGCGACGTTCTGCGAGTGGAAGTCCGCTATGCGCTGCGCCGCCTCGCTGATTCCGTGAACGAAGGCGACTCTCGACCTTCCCAGATGCCGCGAGGCCATCTCGCTCCACCGATGGTCTATGTGTCGCTCAAGGATGATTCGTTCGCACGTTGGGAAATCGGTGGAGTTTCGGTCCTTGTTAATTTCGATGAGATCCACCGGCAACTCCTGCACTTTCTCCTTTAAGTGCCGGAACTGGTCGCCCAGAAAGCCGACCACGGCGACGCGCATATTGCGGGGTTTCTCCATGGGTTTGGATGGTGGGCGGGGTGGCAAGGGCGGCCGCGGCGGTGGAGGGCCAGCCGGGGCGGCCGCGATGCCCGCGGGTGAGGACGGCCCATCGGTCCCCAGGCGTCGGACGAAATCGCGCAGGCCCGATCCGTCGCCCGACACTTTGTCCACCGCGCGGGCCAGGCTATCCATGAAGCTCTCGACGCTCAGAAGGGCGCGCACCACGGCCTCCTCGACGCTCGTCGTGGGGAACGGGGGCGCGGCCTCGGGCCCGGGCTCCTTGGCCTGGGGCGCCACCGTGGGCTCGGGCTCGGGCGCGGCAGCCGGCGCCGGCGCCTCGGGGGGCGGTGGAAGGGGATGGTCATTCATCCGCTTGAAGAACGGCTGGGTGATTCGTTGCAGGCTCGTCCAGCCACGTCGCCGCTCGGGCGGCAGGGCCTCCTCCTCCGCCGCCTTTACCGCGGCGCGCTTCCAGCCTTTCTTCTTCGAGTGGGCTTTGTGGAATTGTCGCAGCAGAGCTTCCTCGAAGAGCTTGCGCTCATGGTCCGTCCAACAAATGCGGTGTTTGAGGTCTTCGGTCAGGGGTTGGTTTTTCATGGGGTTGCTTCTGGTTGCCGAAATCATGGGGCGATGGGCTCTTGGGGAATCTCAATCGGGGTCTGCCCGTAGCTCACAAGCTCCTCGGCCGAGATCCAGGCGCCGCCGCTCAATCTCATGTCGTCCTCGGTGGAGCCCAGGGTCGGCACCCACTGGTGGGCGCGGCTCACGAGGCCCCCGGGCAGAACCAGGCCGTACAGGCAGCACTCTCCGACGTACTGGCCCGAAGGTTTGCCGTCGCGGAGCCGGACGTAACTGTTGCCCTCGTTGTCCGTGAGCCTCTCCGGCCATCCTGGCATGTAGGTCTTCTGTGGAATCATTCGTTTCGTTCGTTCGGGGTTGGGGGCGCGGAATCCAGTTCGGCGACCAAGTCGGACCACTTGAGGCCCACGCTCACGTCGCCCTCCAGGCGTTGGGTCTTGCTGAATTCGTCCGGCCGGCGGCGTTCGAGCCACCAGGCGTCGGCGCGCCAATCGCCGTTCTCGGCCGCGGCCACGATCCGGGTGAGAGCCGCCACCGCGTGCGCCGCCTCCGCGCGCGTGAGGATGTCAGAAATGACGGAATGTCGCTCCCGCCAGGAGTAGTAAGTCTCCCTCGTAATGCCGGCCTGCTCGGCCGCCAGGACCAGCGGAACGCCCATGACGGCGGCGGTGCAAAGCAGTTTCACGCGGTCCACGGTCAATTTGGATTGGGGCGCCTGCCCGGCGATGTACTGCTCAAGGTCCCGCTCGGTTTCCGCCTCGAATTTGTAGCCGGCCGGGAGGGCGGGGACGGGGGCGGGGACGGGGGCGGCTTCCCTGTGCTCGGCAGGGGCGGGAGATTTCCGGGCCCGCCCGGTTGCAGTTCGGCCGCGGGCGCCGGACTTGCCGCCGGTCTTCGGTCGGGCAACGAAGCGGCCGCCGGGTCCGCGGGCTGGGGTGTGGGGTCGATTCTTTGGACGCCTGGTCGCCATACGCTTACTCCCCAGTACCCGCCCCGCTCCAAAGCCGCCCGCTCCTGCACGAGGAGGACGCGGACGTTGCGCGAGCGCAGGTCATTGATGACGCCGCGCAACATCCAATCTTCGGTGCCCGGCCGGAACGGGCCGGCCACCGGCTGCGCGCCGAGCGGCGGGGCGGTCAGCACATCGAATCCGAGGACGGCCAGCAGAATGTTGCTCACGCGGTCATGGGTTGTGGTGCTTCGGGGAGCCTGACTCCGTTGCCGGGCGTTCTCTCCGCACCTTGGTTTGGATGATGTCCCTTCTCTTGAGGGCATCTCTGTCGGGATTCCGCTACCGCCCGCCTCATGCCCTCGACGAGCACAGGAATGGCGCAGGACGGGCCGGCAGGTTCAGCCTCTGGCGACACCGCCTCCGGCACCGGAACGTGGCGCTCCGTGGCAGCCAGGGCCCGCGCCGGACGGGTCCCGCGGGCGCTGCGCTTTTCCCAATCCTTGGCCCAGAGCCGGAGCCGACCGCGCCACGAGGCCACCGGCCGCCCGTAGGAGTCGCGCCAGCCGCGCCGGGTGAAGTAGTCCACGAACGCCTCCGCGGCCGCCTGCGGGATGGCGCACCCGGCGGCGAACGCCAAAACCGCCTCGGGCGCCGGCCCGGGGGTGGCGCCAGTCAAAGCCTTTGAGACACAGTCTTTGAGAGACTGTGTCTTCTTCTTCTTCCCGGAAGAGCCGCCACCACCGCGCGGACCGCCCTCGCCGGCCTCGCTCTGCGCGCCAAAAGGCAGTTCATAAGTCTTGTCCTCGAAGGGTTTGCCGGAGTTGTCCGACGGGGGTCCGGACCCACCCGCCAAACTCGAACCGTTCTCTATCGTACGCGAACCGTCCCCTGTAGTCCGCGAACCGCTCCCCACGGACGGCGAATCGGATGCAACCGACGCATAGAGTGTCGCCCGGCCGCCGGCCGTCCGGGGTGTCTGCAAGAAGCGCGCCTGACCCGCGGGCCCGGTGTCCGCGACCACTTCGCAGAGCCATCCGTTGCCAAGGAAGTAGTCCAGGGCGCGGGCGAACCATTCCGGCCGACCCCGGACCCGTTCCGCCAGGCTCATGGCGTCGTGCGCGATCCCGGAATCCTTCACGAGCACTCCCCGGGTGGAGCACCGGCTGGCAACTTGAATGATCCAGACCCAGGAGGCGAAGAGCACCGCGGCGTCCGGCTCCTCCATCATCCGCCAGTAGGCGGCGGAGTCGAACCTGTTGGGCAGGGGAACCCAGGCGATCCGATGCAGACCGCGCGAACGGTCGTTCTCGAACTCCCTGCCCCAGTGCGCGACGGCGTAAATCATCGGGAATCAGCCATGGGGCTGAAGGCCCTTGAGAAATTCCGTCATCCACTCCCGCGCGGCCCGGAATCCGGAGGCACCGAGATGGCCGCCGCCCCCCATCATCTTGGCCACCCCGAGAATTGAGTTCCGCTCGTCGAATGGCAGCGGCTTGCAGGGGTTGGGAAAGAGACTCACGACCCACCGGCCGATTCTGCCGTCGAAGCGCGCCAAAAGGAGGGCGTCGTGTCTTTCGTCGGCCGCGTAGCGGAAGAGCTGCGAGTTGCCGTGAGCGGTGATGAAACACCACACGAGGCCCATCCACTCCACGGTCGAGGCAGTCAGGCCCAGTCTCCGCGACTCGTTCTCCTTGTAGCGGTCGATGATCTCCCCCTGCGCCAGGACCCGCTCCAGGCTGGTGCGGGTAAGGAGGCCCGACAGCACCGGGTTCAGTTGCTCGTCGCAAAGAGATCGAATCTCTCCGGGGGTGTAAGCCTGCAAGGCGCAATGCAATTTCCACGTGGCCCCGTCGTGGTGGTCGAACACGTCGTGTTCGCCGACCAGGGTCACCAGGGCCGGCTCATCCACCCGGCGGTCGATGAAATTCTCCTTGGTCACCGGCCGGTCCCGGTGGTGGTAATACCACCAGGCCAGCCGGCAGGCGGCAACGCCGTCGATTCTCACGCCTCGAATCCCCGGACGGCCCTTGGCGTCCCAGCGTTCAATCGCACTGGCATGGTGGTCGATCCACACCACGCGCGAGTCGGCTTTGTCGAGAAACTCAGGGGCGGAAATGTCCAGGACATGCACCTCGTGGAAGCCGGACGTGGCCGGAACCTCCCGACCATGATCCCAGCCCACGCATTCCACGTCGCACCCCTCGGAGCGAAGCGCGCGGACCGCGATCTCGCCCGAAAGGATGCCGTCCATGTCGGTGTCGTGGTGGACCACGAGGACCCGGCGCCCGGTGCTCGCGGTGAAGTGCGGATGCTGTCGGGTTCGGGGCAAGGCATCCGCTAGACCATCTCGGGCGGGGGGATCGGCAATTTCTGTTTCAGGGGCTCCCATAGGTGCAGGCATGAGTTGTGATTGTTGATCCGCTTGGCCTTCGGCGGGTGATACTGGATGACCCAGGCATCCGGTCCGAAGAAGAGTTGTTTCACGCGCTCCATGAGGTCCCAGGACGGAAGCTCGTAGGCTCCCACCTCCGGGCCGACGCTGCGCCACGCCGTGATTGAGACGTGTCCCCAGCCTTCCCGGTCGGAGGCTATCGCCAGAATGGCCAGGGGACCCTCGGTCCAACGGAACACCCCGTTGCATCCGTCGCTGTCGTCGCTGGCAGCCTTGCCCACGCGCACGCGGGTGGCTCGAAGGAATTGGCGGTCAGGCTTCATCCCCGGAGAGTTCGGGTGTCAGGCTCTCCGCTTGGCCCCGCCGGCCTTCTCCAGGTAAACGCGCGGGTGAATGCGGACCATCTTCCGGGAATGCCGGATCACACCCGGCAAACTGCTCAGCCGGCGCCGGACCCATGACGGGTCCACCGCCAGGAATTCCGCGAACTCGGAAACGGTCATGGGCACGTCGAGGTTGACGTACACCTTTTGGACGGCGGCGGGCTCCTGCTTCATGGGTTGGGTGTTTTGGTAGATACGGGGGGTTGATTGGAACGGCTGCCCGGCCGCGGACCCGGCCCGGCCTCCCGCAGGAAGCGCGGGAACTCCAGGGCGATGGCCCGGCACACGAGCCGGCTGAGCCCGCGCCGGAAGCGGACCCGAGCCTCCTCGATCAGCAAAGCGGTCTTGGCGTCCGGGCGAATGCACACGAGCTTGGATGGCCCGTGGGAGGATTGTTTCTCGTGCATTACAAGGGTAGGTGCTACTGCCGCTTATAAGAATCGAATCGGTGGCGAATCAACGGGAATCGGTTGCAAGCCAAGGTTTTGTAATACAAACACCCCAAGGTTTTCGCTAGGCAATGCTGCAATGCATGAAACGAACAGTCCGTCTATCGTTGGGCAACACAAGCCTTTGGGCAATTCAATCGACCTCAACCGCCTTGTATTGCGTCCGAATCGGCGCGAATAGACAGGAAGGGAGAAAGTGGCGTAGTGAGGGGTCCAAAACCTAATGGCACAACAATCGCCGTCGGGGCCAGACCCAAAGCAACGGCGGTCGATGCACAGTTTTGAAGCCGACCGTGACGTTGAGGAGACCTTGCGCCTGGTGCTCGCCGCGACCGGCGCCCCGTTGCGCGAACTGGTCAACGAGGCCCTGCGCGCCTACTTCCCGACCTTCATCCAGAACCGGCTTCGGGTGCGCCGCGCCGCCGAGGAAGAACTCATGCGCAAGCAGGGTCTGGGACCGCTTCTCGATGCGCCAGCGTCCCTCCCACCCAAGGTTCCAGACGCCTCTTCTGACGATTCTCGCTGCCAAAAATCTGGCAGCAAAATGGCAGCAGAAACCCAAAAACACTCAAAAAGGCCAATAAAACCGCATTAACTACATCCCTGACACGGAGGGGGTCGCAGGTTCGAGCCCTGCACCGCGCACCACCTTCCCCCTCAGATGCTTACCCTTAGATTGTATTACAACAGAAGCACTTGCAGCGTGAACCGCGCATCCTGGTTCCGGTAGGATAGTGGACGGTTCGAGCACTATAGAGCTTGATTCGCGGGCTCCACTGCCACAAACTGCCGTCGCAATGCCAGTCCACTGCCAGGATCGGGAACCCCAAAAAGGCTCCCATTTCCTTGAAAAGGAGGGCTGGCAATCATCCTTGAAAACCATGTCGTACAAAATCCGAGAGGTCATCAACTGCGGTCTCACCCGGTGGATGCTCGACCGCCAGGAGAACGGCAAGCGGCGCCGGTCCTTCTTTGAAACCCGGGAAGCAGCGGAAGCCGCCGCGCGCGAGCCGGCCGCGATCAGGCCGCCCACGTCCGCGCCGGCCGCGTTCGCCATTCGCAAGGTCATCAACAACGGCCAGCCGCGGTGGGTCCTCGACCGGCAGGAAGCCGGCGAGCGGCGTCGGTCCTTCTTTAACTCCAAGGTCGAGGCCGAGGCGGCCGCCGCCCAACTCCGCGCCACGGGCCTCGACAACCGGAACGCCTTTCTTTCCCTCGATCCATCGACGCGGGAGCAGGTCATGGCCGCGGTGGTCCGCGCGCTCGATGCCGGCCACGATCTCTCCGCCGTGGTCGCGGCCATCGACTCGAAGCCCGTCCCGTCCACCATGCCGGTCGGCGACGCCCTGACCCGCTTCCTCGAACACCTGAGGGCCGAGGGCCGGTCGCACGATTACATTTCCTCGTGCCGGCAGTTTCTCGGAACGCTCGTTGCCGGCCGGGAATCCAAACCCCTTTCGGTCATCGACAAGGACTCCCTCATGGCCTGGCTCGAAGGTCGCGAGGGCTGGACCCGCTCCACCATGCGCAACCGGGCCCGCGCCTGGATGCGCTACGCGGTGCGCGAGGATTGGATCGCCGAGGACCCGACCGACAAAATCCCCGGCGTCCGCATCGTCTCCCGGACCCCGCCCATTCTATCCGTGGCGCAGCACGAGGCCGCCCTGCGCTACCTCGAAGCCAATCCCCGCGGGCTCGCCTGGTACGTTCTCTCCTCGATCTGTGGCCTACGCCCGGCCGAGGCCGAGGCGATGACATGGGACAACATCCTCCTGGACACCGCGGAGCCTGTCGTGCGGGTGGACGCCTGTACCTCGAAGGTGCGTTCCCGCCGCGCCGTGTATCTCGACGCCCACGCCGCCGCCTGGCTCCGCCACGCACGCGCGCTGAAGTCCGAGCTGCCCCTCGGGTGGCAGGCCCGGCGCCGGATACTGCGCCGGCTGCGCGAGGTCCTCGGGTGGGAGAAGTGGCCCCAGGACATCACCCGCCACACGGCCGCCAGCTATCGGCTGGCCGCGGAGCGCAACGCGGCCGCCGTCGCCGAGGCCCTCGGTCATTCGGTCGCCATGTTGGAGCGTCATTACAAGGCGGTCGTGACGCGCGAGCAGGCCGCGGCCTTCTTCGCGGTCCTCCCGACGCCGGCCGCCAACACCGTGAAGGTGAATTTCCACCCCGCGCCGGTAGCCTCCCGGCATGAAAGCCCGCTGGAAGTATCGGGTGACGCCGCGCGGAACCAAGGGGTTCGGGTGGCTTCGCAAGCGCAAGACTAAGCCGGCCGCCGGGTTTCTCCCACCACTCCCGACCCATTCACCGAATGAACAAGCAGCAATCCAACCGATGAAAACCAAAGAATTCACCCTGGACGGTGTCACCTTCGCCCTTACCACCGATCACGCCGCATCCAGTTATGGCGTGCCGGTCCTGGTCGATGCCGCCGGCAACGCCTTCGGAACGATGGATGTGGTGCCCGGTCTCGCGCTTTCCGCGGCGGAAATCGCCATCAAGGCTTACCGCCGCGGCATGATCTCGCGTGAGGAATGCCTGGCTTTCGTACCCGCCACCCTATGAAAAAAGGAACCTATCGGGAACCCGTCGGCGCCGACCACGACGAACCGGCGGAGCTTGACCCCTGGATTCCCATTGGAGAGGACCCGGACGACCAGAGGAACGCCCGCCTTGTGTGGCGCGATCTCCGCGGCCGATACGACATCGACCACGCCTGCCTCCAGAGCTTCTTTTACTGGCTCTGGTGCAACCGCAACCACTGCACGGCCATGCTCAAGGGCGAGCGGGTGCGCCAGTGGGCCCTCTTCCTTTTTGGGATTCAGGAATTGACTCGGCGCGCCCTGTTTCTCCGCTTCCCAAGCGCCGCCCATCTCCTCTGGACAGCGTCATGCCTTGCGCAGTGCGGCTTGTGGGTCTGGGCGTTCTTCATCGCCCTGAAGGTGGATGACAACGGCAAACCGCACCCGGACGTTCCGCGGCCACCGGGCTTTTTCCTCCCCTTCTGGGCCGCGCTGATGACGGGCGGCATGGCCCTGGGACAATTCTCCGCCTGGCTTGGGCTGGGTGGGGTTCCCGACCCCGACGACGAGGATGCCGGCGATTACGAAGCCAACGCCTGGGTGCCTCCATTCGGGGCGGATTGACCCCTCAAGACTAAAGGAACCTTGAATCGGTAAGAATATGAAAACCGTCGAAACGATCCGCAGTCTCCGAGGTGCGCGCTTTGAACAGGACCAGGCCGAGGCCATCGCTCAAGCGATAGAGAATAGCGGCCTGGAATCCCTGACTAAAGAGGTCACCAATCAAGGTAGGGACATCGCGGTGCTCAAATGGATGGTCGGATTCAATATGGCCATGACGCTGGCAATCCTCTGGAAGGTGTTCTCGTGAACCCGCCTCAGAAGGTGATGAAGGGCCGCCCAGCCACCACGAGAATGGCGTTGATTAGGAGAATGACCGCCACGATGGCCAGGAGCACGCGGGCAACCTTGGCGAACGGTTCAGGGACGCCCGCGTAGCCGATCAACCAGCTTAAGAGCCAGAAAATCAGGCCGGCCACAATCACCCAGACGATGGCCTGAACCAGGACGTTAGCGCCAATGGCTGCGAGCAAGGGGAATGCGTTCATAGGTTTCTAGTCCTCTTCGAGAGCCGCCTGGTATTCCGCCCGGGGAACGTCCTTGAGGGCCACGCCCATGACGGCGCCCAGGCGCTCCGCCAGGCCATGCTCGCGCGGCTGGGTGACCACGCCGGCCCGCTTGTCGATGAGCCCCTGGGGCGGGAGGGGACTCGCGAAGGTGCCCGTGGTGGCGCCGCGCAGGAGCCGGTCCGCCAGGCCCGTCCACCCACCCGTCTGCAAGGCCTCGACCACGCCGGGGTCGTAGTCCAGGGCCTTGCTCTTGGTGATGCGCCGCGGGGTCGGGTCAATCCACTTGATAAGCTCGTCCGCCTGCCGGCCGGCGGGCACGAGGTTCAGAGCCTGCAAGGTCAGGTAGGCGTCCAAGGGCACGCTGGCGCCGTAGGGGTCGAAGAAGCCGGGCTCCACCCTTTCGCCCTGTGCCGTCGCCCAGAAACTCTCGGCCAACCGAGAAGGAACCTTCAGGGCCTGGCCGGCGCCGGTCAGGGACGTGAGGAAGTCTTTCAGGGTCACTCCAAGGGTCAGAATTCCCTGGGCGGGCCCGTGCTGAAGCGTGTCCGCGGCAACCTGGTGGAACATCGCGGCGGACCGGACCACCGGGTAATCCTTGTACATGAACCACAGGTCCCGGTCGCCGGGGTCCACGCCGAAGGTTTCCAGCATCCGCGTCAGGTTGATCCGGTTCGAGGTGACCAGTTCCCGCGGCAGCGGCGTGCGCACGGCCTCCCCCGTCACCGGGTCCTTCTCGATGCGAATACTCGAACCCACCAGGAGACGCGGGTCTTCCTCTTCCTCGTCGGGCGGCAGACCTCCCAGGAGGGTGTCCGCCAGGGCTCCGGTCACCTGCGCGACCGTGTAACCCATGACCGGAAGGGTGACGTAGGAAATGAGGTCCGCCAGGCTCGACGCCCATTCCGCGCGCGTCAGTTTCTGGCCTCGGATCAGGGTCTTGTGCAGCGCCCGGAAGGCACTCGTGGCCCGGTCCAGTTCACGCCCGATAAAATGGTAACGGAAGAGCGGGAAGGCGAAAACGAGGTTGGAAATCGGATGGCGCGCGAACCGGCCGACCCAGCCGGGCGTGTCTCCGTAGTTGAGCAGGGCCCGGTTGGCTCCCTCGACCACCTTGCGCACGACGCTCTCCGGGGGCTTGCGCAGCCACGCCTCGATGAACTTCTCGCGCGCCTCGCCCCGGAGCTTGCGCGACCAAGCCTCGTGCTGGGCGCGGGCCAGGAGCAGGGAGAAGGCGAACTGTTGTTTGGCCTTCACGTCCATCTGCCCGTAACCCGTCTCTTCCAGGAGAATCGGTCCGAGGTTCAGGGCCACGGTGCTGGCCGCGGCCAGGCGCCGGCCCTGAGCGGCCAGGCTCCGCACCTCGGCCTTGAGATCGTCCTGTTGCATGGCGTTGAGGTCCGCCAGGCGGGTCGCCCCGGTGAACACTTCATCCGGGATGACGTTCTCCGTGACCATCTGGAAAAGGGCGTGGTTGTTCAGGTGGAACAGGGGCCGGATGAAGGGCACGACGTTGACGATGGCGGTCCAGGCCAGGTTTTTGGCCTCGCGCAAGGCAAGGCGGTCGCCACCCCGGAGGGCCGCCAGGATCATCTGTCGGTGGGCCTGCATCAGAAGCCGGAGGTAGTTGTCGGTCCGGTTCTCCAGGAAGGTGTCCGGCATCATCAGGAGCCAGCTCTTCCAATTCCGGCCCCACCACCGCGCCACGCGCATGGCCATGCCTGCCGTGGCAGCCTGGGCGAAGTCGCCTTCGAGAGCCTTCACCAAGGGCTCCGGCAGCATCATTTCCGGCTGCGCCGCGCGCATCCGCAGAAGCTCGCCGAAGAAGGCCTGATATTCCGGGCTCGAATCGTCGCGGAACCGCTCCGTCGTCTGGGGGAATTTCAGGGGGTCGTCGAACTTGCGCAGGGTCTGCACCGCCTGCCAGACCCGCTTCATGCCCTGGTCGAGGGAGACCCACCCCTCCGGCAGAGGCTTGCCGAAGTCGGGCACCTGCTGCGCCGCGCCCAGGACATCCTGGACCCACTCTCGCCGGACCCCTTCCTGCAAAGCCTGCATCGACCGCACGTTGAACCCGGAGAGCAGGTCCATGACGTTGCCGGCCTCGCGCGCCGCGCCGGTCTCGTACTTGCGGCCGGGACTCGTGCTGCCGGCGCGCAGGTTGTACTCGCGGCGGCGGCGGAATTGCCGGACCAGGCCAATAATGCCGGTCCCGATTGAAACGTCGGGGGTGTACGCCTCGCGCGCCTGGAAACTGGGGTCCCCTTGCCGGTAGAGATTGGCGAGGGCCAGCCGGTTGAAGGCGGGAACCTGCACGCCATTGATGGTGATTCGGGTATTGGCAAGGCGCGGGTCCATCCAGGTGTCCAGGAACCACGCGAACTGCGGCCACCGGGCGGTCGCCCATTCGTACAGGGCCGCCTGGCGTTCCTCGGTCATGTGCCGGAGCAACTGGAAACCCTTGCGCCCGTCGTCCAGTTCGATCCGCTCGCCCAAGGTCAGCATCTCCTGTTCCCCATTGATGGGGTTGACGTGCGGCATGGTGCTCCCGGTGCCATACCCCATCCGGGAGGCCTCGCGCTCGGGCATGAAGCCGGCGCGCATGTCGAAGGCCTCGAAGACCCAGTTGCCCTCGGACCCGCCCGTGACGTTGAGCCGCGCCGTGACCGGCAGGGCAAAGCGCATGAAGCGTTCGAGATCCACCTTGGGCATCCATTTGCGGAAGAGCTTGCGCAGGCCTCGGGCTTCGCGCCCGTAGAAGGAGGCTTCGAGTTGTCGGGTGAGTTCGTCCGCCTGCTTGCGGACCGCGGCAGCCTGGTGCGCGGTGCGCAGGTCCATCAGGTTGCGTTTGCGCAGGAGGGCGTCGCTGCCGAAATACTTGATGACCGCGGACGGCCGCCAGGCCGCCATCCACCACCGCGGCGCCTTGGTGGCGTCGTACACCGGCAGGGGTTCGTTTTTCGCCATCGCGGCGAAAATGCTCTGCTCCACCTCGCCCTCCATCCGGCGAATGTCGGCGACGGTTTCCGGCGGCAGTCCACCGCCAAGGGAGTAGCGGACGGAGTCGATCCGCTCCCAGGCCGTCCGCAGGAACGGGGTCACGGCCGGCCCGTAGATGGCGCGCATTCCCCGTTCCCATTCCGAGTAACGCCGGGGGTCCGGCATCTCCTCCCAGAGAACGGTGCCGACGTGGCACAACTCCGAAACGAAGGGGGTCGAGGCATTCCCCGCCAGCTCCTGCCGCGCCCGTTCGCGGTCGAGCGCCGGAAGACTGGCCAGCGTCGGCTGCGTAATGGAGAAGGCCTCGGTCGAGGGGGGCGGCATCTCTCCGCCCAGAGAGTAACGCAGGGCCTCTACGTCGGGACGCTCGGCGAGGTAGCTTCGTTGGATTCTATCTCCAACTTGGCGAGGAACAGGACGAAGAAGAGTTCCTCCGGGGTCGTCCCCAGTTCCTTCGCTGGTTCTTCGAGCAAGCTCAAGACGGAGAACTCGTCGGGCTCCGTCAACGTCGAATCCGAGGGCTCGGGCTTGGGCGGGAAAATCATAATGCGTTCCGTTCTCGGTGGTGTACCCGTTGACCAGCATGGAGGCGAAATCGTCACCGGGGTTGAGCATCTCATTCGTGAGCGGTTCGCGCAAGATAGACGACAGTCGGGGACGATTCGACTTCCTTGCAAGGGCCGCGTTGATTCGGTCGCCGATCACCCGCGCCACCGCCCAGGCGGCCGCCTGCACCTCCGCCGGGTGCCATCCAAGCTGCCGCGCGACCTCCCGAAAAAAGGCGGTCGCCATCATGTTCGGGACCGGGTTGCCCACGGCCCCCTGCCGCCAGCCAAAGAGCCGCGCCATCCAGGTATCCAGGACGACCGCGCCAAGGTCGCCCATGAGAGCCTGGAAGAAGGGCTTCACCTTGGGGCTCTTGTTGGACATCCGCGAGAGAGCCTCCTCCGGCGTGGACGAGGCCAGCACCTGCACGGTGTTGTTCACGTCGGCCGGCAGGTACACGGGCCGGGTGGGGTCCTTGGTGATCCCGGGGCCCTCGGTGAGTCGGCCGTTGGGACCGACGCCGGAGGGTTTGCCGTCCGGCCCGCGGTAAGCCCAGATGACATCCAGGATGATTTCGGGGTCCGTCGGCCGGCCGGCATCGTTCCACGCCTTCCAAACTCCCAGGGTGATCTTGAGATTCTCGGTAACGCTCTTGCTCGGCGAGGTCGCCGCGGCCACGCCGATGAAACGCCAGCGGTCCTCGGGGTCCTGGATTGCCTGGTCGAGGACCGCCTTGGCCTCCTGATACCAACGACGAGCCGCGCGACCCAACAAGGCGACCTTCTTGAGCGTGCCCACGCCCGGAAACCCCTCGAAGAGCACCGCGAGCTTGTCCCACGAGCGGGGCGTCACCCGGTCCACCTTTTTGCCGAAGGTCCGCCGCATGATGCGCCGCGCCGCCTCGGGGACAGGCGGCACCGCCTGCTCCTGGCCGGCCGCCGCGGCCGAGGACTCGTCTTCCGTTCCGGGCTCGGCCGCCGGCATTTCCCCGCCGAGGGAGAAGTAATCCTGCTCGGAGTAGCCGGGCGAGAAGTCGCCGGACACGAGTTCGCCCCCGGAGAATTCCGACCGCAGCCGGGTGAGCAGGTCCCCGACGGGCTTGCTCGCGAGAAGGTCGATGGGCACCACCCTCCCCTCCGGGTTCCGCCGGAAGTTGCGGTTGTGCGCGTCCCCGATGAGCAGTTCCAGTCCGGGGTGGAACCAGCCATCCCGGGCCCCGCTCAAGTCCACTCGCCGCCAGCCGCGGTTCCACAGGAAATCCTCCACCAGGGCGGTGTTCGGGTAGGGATTCGAGGGGTCGGGAGCCGCGATGAAGGGCTGGGACGTGACGATGGTGGGCAGGGGCGCCGTCGGGATGACGCCCTCCAGTTGAACGTCGTCGCCAAAAGCCATGTTCATCAGGGCCAGGCGTTCAAGGTAACTGCCCGGCGTGGCGTCGCCGCGGAGGGAAAGCCCGAAGGGCAGAATCACGCCATAACTGCGCATTGCCCCCTGGCCCACCGCCTTCAAGACCCGGCCGGGATTGCCGGGGTCGGCCCACACCCCGTGTTCGACGCCGCCCGAGTCGTACCGGGCCGGCAGGAAGCTCTGTTGGAGGATCAGGCCGTTGCCTGCCGCGAAATCAAGGAGCGCGCGCGTCTCAGCTTGTCGGTCGCGTCCGATGCCTTCTCCGAGGCCTGTAGTTGCCGGCCGATTTCTTCCGGTGGCAGCTCCCGCGCGGAGGAGCGTGCTTTGCGGTCCGCCTCCCGGTGTGTCTCCAACTGTTGCAGGCTCCGCGCCTGCAAGCGCCTGTAGCGTTCGTTCATAAGGGGTGAGGGGCTCCTGAGTCGTCTCCGTTTCCGATTCCGGTTCCATCTCCCCGCCCAGGGAATACCTGATGCCCTCGGTTCCGGCCTCGGCCATCTGGGCGCGGGCGCGGTGCCGGCCAGGCTCGGGCAGGAGCATTCCATGGGCGGAGGGCTGACGGGGCCTCAGGTCTCTGATGCCACCGGGGGCCTGTGGCGTCTGGGCGTCCACCAGGACCCCGCGCCGATAGAGTCTTTCCAACTTCGCGTGAGCCTCGGCCTGTTCGGCGTCCGTGCCGCCGCTGAAGAAGCCGAAGGCCTTCGGGGCGCCATATTCGCGGCCGACTCGGCGCAGCTGCGCCTGCATGGTTTCCACCGGCAGGGTGCGGTCCACTTCGACCACGACCTGCAATTTGTTGCGGGCATCGACGAGCAACGCCGTGATGTGGGAACCGGGTCGATGCCATGAGGCTGCCTTCGTGGCCAGTTGCTCCGGGTTGCCGATGTGGCCGAGGACCGGCCGCCGTTCGGGCGTGGTCGGGACCCGAAAGGGATCGGGGTCGGCCGGGGTTGGAACGGTGGGCGCTACACTCCACGACCCATCTGGGGCGATGAGCCCGAATTGATCGTGGTCCACGATGTAATGGCCAAGGAACTGCGCCTGCGGGACCAACCGCGACAGCTCCCTGGAGAGAACCCGGGTTACGTTCAGGTCTCCATTCGATGGGCTCGGTTCCCCGGAAGGATGGTTGTGACTCCAGAAGTACGAATCCGCCCCGGTCGCCCGAATCTGGTCGGCGAAGTCCTGCGCCGTCTGTCCTTTGACGAACGGAAACGTGGTGCTCGGGTGCCGCGCCGAGATGGAAACGGTGCGGATAATCTTCCCGTCTTTGACCAAGTACCATTGGAACGCTTCGAAATACGGGTTGCGAAAGAGAGCCGCCACCGCCAGCCGATCCGCGTCCGTCGCCACGGACATCCCCGTGGGATTGACCGCACCGCGCTTGAGCCCGGCCACGATCCGCGCGGCGGAGACGCTTACGCGGGCACGGGCGGGAGGAACCCGCCCCCCTGGTACGGGACGAACTCCTTCCACGCCACCGGGCTGCACCGCTCGTCCAGGTACACCACGGCCGCCACCCCGTTCGGGTCCTTCGGGTCGGCGCGCCAGTAGCGAAAGAAAGTCCAACTGTCGTTCGGCCTCGGCTTCGGACCGTCGCGTCCGGCGCGCAGGAGCCGCGCCTCCCAGGCTTTGACGCTCTGGGACTTCCTGGGGCGCAGGGCGCCGTCCACGAACACCGGCGGCCGGACCTTGCTCGGTTCCGGCCGATTCGCCTCCGGTTGCTGCGGATTCGCCACGGTTCGCAGTATCGCCGCGCCCGGTCTCCATGGCAAGCTCCCAACCTCTTGCCAGGAGCGCCCGCGCGTCGGCCTCGGCCAGGCGGTCCGTTCCGAAGAAGGCACCCGCCCAGTCGGCCATGCCGGCGCGGCGCATCGCACGCACCACGGTGGCGAGGAACCGATCCACGAGGCCCTTGGGCATCCGGCCCAGCAGTTCCTCGACTTCGTCGATGGTCGCCTCCTCCGCCACGACGGCGGCGCCGTGCTTGCGGTAACCCTGCCTGGCCGCCTGGTCCTCGCGGTCGGCGCGCATCCAGGCCGCGACCCGGTTCCAGCTCTCTTGCACCTTGCCATCCCGCCAAACCCGGTGGAGAAGCTCTTCCCGGAGCACCTTGCGCAACTCGGCCACGGTGCGGACGGCGGCCGCGTTGAGGATCACCCGGCGGCCGCCGCGCAGGACACCCTTCACCTGCCTGCGGCTGCGTCGGTCGGTCCATTTGGGATTGTCGGCGATCACCAACCATTCCGGCAGAGGCCCGCCGATCTCCTCCTCAAGCGCCGCGCGAGCCTTGTCCGCACCCAGGCCCTCTCCCGCCGGCACCGCTTTCTCACGGTCCGATCCCAGGGAGTAAACGTCGCCGTCCTCGTGCTCCGTGGCGGGCTCTGCGGACTCCGGGGCGGCCTCCGCTGGCGCCGTCTCACTAGCTACTGCCGGCGCCGCGGCCGTGTCCGAAGTCGCGTCCGGCGCGTCCTTGCGCACCGCACCGTTGGGGACAAGGGCCTCCTGGCCAGCCTTGCCCCGCATGTTGTCTTGCGTCCACCGGACCTTGGTCCTCTTGGGTCCGCGCTCCAGCACCACCGCCGGCACCCAGTCCACGCCCCCCTCGGTATGAATCCCAACCTCCGCCTCGGCCGCCAACTCGCCACCGAGAGAGAACGGGTCGGGATCGGCCTCGGTCGTTGTCGTTTGCTCCGCGCCGGTTTCCCCGCGCGAAGCGGGTTTGAAACTTCCTCGGTCGGGGTAGAATTCCTGACCGGGCTGGAAGGTGACGGTGCCCCAAAAGCTCTTGCCCAGGCCCTCTTCCTGGCGCAGGTCCACTTCGCCGTCGGCCGTGATTCGCACCACGGTCATGGTGCGGTTCATCACGTCGAACTGGTCCCCGACGTTGAGCTCATCGGCGCTCATCCGGGGCGCCTTGTTCTTCACCGCCCCGCGCCCCACCCGACGGCTCGTGACGTGGTCCCAGTAAGCCTGCTTCTCCTCCGGTAACAGGTCCACCTTCCGGCCAACCGTGATCTCGTCGAGCACGGCATCCCAAAGGTCGTCCACGGTCTCGAATCCCCACCCTTCCCCTTGGAGCTCCTCCAGGAGCACGTCCACGTGTTCGCCCCCCTCGCGCACGATCCGGTTGAACGTCCTGCGCTGGTGTCTGGTGAGCTCGTCTTTTTTGACGGCCGCGCGGTACTTGTCGAACTCGGCCGAGCTGAGGTCCCCAGGCTTGGGCGGTCTGATTCCCTTGCCCCCAACCCGCACGAGAAGTGGGCCCAGGCCCCCCGTTTTCACCTCGCGCTCCACCGAGAATTCCTCCATCGGCAGGGGCGGTTCGTCGGCCCGCTCTTCCTCCCGCTTCAGCCGCGCCTTGGCCTCTTCCTCGGTCTCGGGTTTCTCGTGCTTCAACTGCGCCCGCCCCTCCTCGTCGGCCTGCCTCGACGCGGCAAGCTGCGCCTCAAACTCCTCGTCC